ACCAGTAATAGTTTCTCCAAGTGTAAATCTACCAGATAAACTATTTTTAAAATTATCAGCAACCTCTGGGTTTGTTTCTATTGCATATCCATTATATTCCTTTTCCATATATGCGAATAATTGTTCCTGGCTCATCGGCCATGCTCTATAACCATCATGTAAATGGTCATTAACAACAAAAAATGTCCAATAAAAATCCGATGTACCATATAATCTTTGTGAAACAATATCAGGTCTTTCTCCATTAATAACCTCGTAAAATTTATAAGCTGAGGTATTATCTAAAAATGAATTTAATGGTTTTACATGGCGATAAATATCAACCATATTTTGTTTAACTCCAGTACGATTGAAATCATATTCAACTTTTGGAAATTGTTTAAAAAATGCCATTATCCTTCTCCCTCTGGTTTTTCATCGGCTGCTACATCAACAAGAACATGTGGGTTACCAATACCTTCCATTGCAGGCCTATCAGCATTGTCATTATCGCCATATAAATCCTGACGAACAATAGCTTTTGTTTCTTGGAATGTCATTGAAAGGTCTGTTTCGACAGGAGCACCGTCCTTATGGAATGCATTTGTTGTACCGTTATATGTAACACTTAAATTTGTTAAATGACAGTCCAAAATTTGAGGCATAAATTTATTTTTGCTTCCGCCTTTATAAAAATCAATGCTAAATTGTGCAGGATATTGTATTGATAAATTACCTGTTGATTCTGGTAATGAATAATTTCTAAATATATCAACAATTTTCTCAATTGTTCTTGCCTCTCTATCTGATTCTGAAATTAATTTATATTCAAATTGGAATGTACGAAGCTGATGACCTTCATATGTTACATAGGTATGTGGATTTTGTGCAACACCTAATTCCAAGGCAGTAATTCTGGCTCCTCTATCAAGTTGGTCCGCAATAGGAATTTGTGATAATAAACTCATATTCATTAAAGCACCAGCAGTTAAATCTGCAGAAGTGAATTCATTACCAGCACCTGAACCTAAACCTAATCTTGCTAAAATTGTTTTCATTCCTGCACCCATAGGACCTTTATCCATTGAGCCATAATTACCCATATCAGAGGCAGAAAACCCTATAGGCTGATGTAAATGAATTGTATAGGGGTAAACTCTACTTTGGCCATCTTCTATTTCTCTAACTACAAATCTGACATGATTCGCACCCTTATCTGCTTCATCTGCTAGTGAACTTGGAAATCTTAATATACTCATACTTTTTCCTATATAAATAAAATAAACATATATAGGTTTATTTATAATGGCTTACAAAGGGAAATACAAAATAAAGAATCCGGATAAATATGCCGGAAATCCAAATACTGTAGTGTTTCGTTCCTTATGGGAAAGAAATGCTTTTCGTTGGTGTGAAAACAATCCAAAGGTAAAATTATGGAACTCAGAAGAGATAGTAGTACCATACAAATCATCTGTTGATAAAAGATTACATCGTTATTATGTTGACCTTTTAATCCAAATGGAAAATAAGGAAACATACCTTATTGAAATAAAACCTAAATCACAAACTCAACCACCAAAGCCTAGGTCAAGAAAAACCAAAAAGTTTATCAATGAACAATTAACATATATTAAAAACAATGATAAATGGGAAGCAGCCGATGAGTTTGCAAAACATAAAGGTTGGAAGTTTCAGGTTTGGACAGAAGAAACTTTAAAAAATCTAGGCATCAAAGTACTCTAAAAACCATATAAATAGATTATATGGCAAGTTTATTCGATACATTACAGGCCCAAGCTCAAAGAGCAGGTGTTACAGCACGAACAAAAGAATCAAAGAAATGGTTTGAAAAGAAGGTTGGTGAATTAAGTAAAGTATCGAGAACAAAAGTATTAAAGGATAGTGCACTTGATAAAACAACTAGAACACTACCTGGAAGTATGTATATGTATTTTTATGACCCAAAACATAAGAAAACTTTACCATACTATGATAGGTTTCCACTTACAATATTTGTGGAACCAGCAAAAGATGGCTTTTATGGATTAAATTTACACTACCTAAGGCCAGATATAAGAGCAGAATTTCTTGACCAATTAATGAGAACTGCTCCAAATAAGGTAACAGACACAACAAGGTTAACAAAAATGCGATATAGTTTGTTACAAGGTGTAAGAAAATATAAAGAATTTAAACCATGTTTTAAGCATTATTTAGGTAAACATGTTAAATCACAATTTTCCAGAGTACCAATGACGGATTGGGAAATTGCAATATTTTTACCAACAGAACAGTTTGTAAAAAGTCCTAAAACATCAGTGTGGAAGGAAAGTATTACTATAGCGAGAGGCAGATGAGCATAGATAATTTAAAAGCAGTAATTTCAAAGAAAAATGGTCTTGCAAAATCAAATAGATTTAATGTGATTTTTACTCCCCCGACACAGTCATTATTAAATTTAAACCCAGATGTATTAATAGGTTCATTAGTATCTGGTACATTTAATGCTAGAAATTTAATCAGTGACCCAAGAGATATATCAATATTATGTCAAGGAGCAAGTTTACCAGGCAGACAGGTTTCTACAATAGATTATATTGCAGAAAAACAAAATGTGCCAATACCGTACACAGTAATAGACGAAGATGTACAGTGTAAGTTTTTATTAACCAATGATTATTATATTAAAACATTATTTGATAATTGGTTAAGTTCTATTATTGATTTGGATAATTATTCAGTAGGATATAAAAAGGATTTCGCAACCGATGTTATAATACAACAATTGGACGAAAAAAATGTACCAGTTTATGGAGTGAGATTAGAAAATGCTTTTCCCACAACAGTAGCTGGTGTTGAATTGGACCAGGCTCAAAGTAGTGGGCCAATGGAGTTAAATGTAACTTTTAGTTACGATAGGTATGTACCAGAAGGACCAACAAGCTCTACATTAGGTGGAGTAAGTGCAATTTTGGACGCATTAACCTAATTTGGTAATTTATAAAATAGGAGAATATTATGGCGTTACCGCGATTGAATACACCAACATATAAGGTAATATTACCTTCAAATGGTGATGAAATGAGTATGAGACCATTTTTGGTCAAAGAAGAAAAGATTTTAATGATTGCTTTAGAGTCTCAAGATGTAAAACAGATATCTGATGCAGTAAAACAAATCATTATGTCTTGTTATGGATTAAGTGATTTATCACATCTTACAGGATTTGATATTGAATATCTTTTCTTAAAATTAAGGTCAAAATCTGTAGGTGAAATAATTAATTTACAGATTAAATGCCAAGATGAGGAATGTAATGGAGTAACACCATTAGATATTAACATTGATGATATTGAAGTAATTAATAAGGAACAAGAAAGAACCTTATTGCTTGATAAAGATTTAGGCGTAGGTATTACTTTAAATTATCCATCAATGGAAAGTGTTGCAAAATTGGATTTAACTGATGATAGTAAAACGGTTGATGTTATCATGGATTTAATTATTGAATGTATTGATACTATATTTGATAATGATAATGTTTATGATGCTAAAAGCGAAAGTAAAAAAGAACTATTATCATTTTTGGAAAGTTTAAGTAGTGAGCAATTTGGAAAAATTCAAAAATTCTTCCAGGAGGCTCCAGCAGTTTACTATAAAACTGATGTGGATTGTGTAAAATGTAAAAAAAGTGCTGATATTGAATTAAGAGGACTTAATAATTTTTTTACATAAGCCTATCGCATGAGAGTTTGACAAATTATTATCAAACAAACTTTGCGTTAGTGCAACATCACAAGTATAGTTTAACTGAAATAGAGGATATGATTCCTTGGGAGAGAGAAATCTATTTGGCTCTTTTACAAGAACATATACAAAAGGAAAATGAGCAAATAGCAGCAGCTAAAAGAGCGAATCAAAGAAGGAGATAAAAATGGCTGAAGGACAAGATAATAGTAGAAACGAAGTCGAAATTGATTTAGATAAGTATATGGGTCTGATTGATAAATTAGACCAAGCTGAAGATACTATCAAGGAAATGCAATTAGAGGCAGCAGAGGCAAAGAAAAGACTTGCCCCACCAGAAAGAAAATTCATGGACATCTTTTTAGATGATAATGATGTAAATGAAAAAGCAATTATAGGTTTTATATCATTTGCATTAATGACAGTTTTTGGTATCTGTGATTTAATTACAGCATTTATGGGTCAAGATTTAGTTATCTCTGATACAATTTATACATCATTTGTTGTGGTAACACTTGGTGCATTTGGTATATCAGAGGCCGGAAGAGCATTCGGCGGAAAATAGGAATAATAAATGGTCGACGAGAATACACCAAAAAAACCTGGTCCAGGTACTAAAGGAATATCAGAATTAGTTGAATTCATGCAGACGAATAATAAGTCGTCAGCTGAAATCGAAAAGGATGGTCGTAATACTCGCAGACATTTATTAGAAATTAAAAAGCTTAATACCTCAATGCTTGATGTACAACAACGTACATTAACTGGTTTTGAAAAGTTTTTCTCAATTATGGACACTCAAAATCTACAAAGCATGGAGGATAACAAAGAAAATTTAACATTATTCCAGG